TTGGATTACTTTAATTTACAGACCTGATGCTGCCAGTTTCGAGTGGTGGAAGCAGGCTGGTGGTTGGGATATAAGTTATCCTAACTATGACTTTTATGTGGATGATGCTGGCATGCAACAGCATATAAGACTAATGAACGAAGCTATGCTAGAGTTTTCTCATCGTCACAACTTAGTATGGCACCATGTAGGGAAACACGCAGATATATTAAAAACCACGTGGAAGGGGAAATAATGGATATTTCTTTAAACTATTTTGGCGGAAGTGGCGGGTTTTATGCATTATGGCATATTCTTTTAGGAACCAACTATAGATGTGTGTTTGATATAGTTACATCAGAGGATATAAACAAAAAATACAATGTTTTAAGGGGAAGTGATTGGCCTGAAAAACTTAACGATGCTAGTGAAGAGAATGTTGATGCAGATTTATGGCCTGCAGTAAAAATGTTAAAAGAAGCTAAGATCTGGGAGTTAAAGCCCGATGATTTGTGTGTATATACAAATCACTGGAATATTGAGAAAAAACAAGAATGGAAAAAAACAGAAATTTGGCCAGACAATGAAACGACAGCATCACTAAAATGTGATAAAGTCTTCTTTTACTGCAACCCAACTTTAGAAGACTGGGAAGCTAACAAAAATAATTTTAGAATATTTTTATATACAGATATTGAATTGCAATGGTTATTAGCTAAAAACAAAAGAGCATGGGCATTTGTTAACCCAACAAGAGATTTTAATAAAATGGCAAATCATGTAAAGTTTTTAAACTCTAATGTATATTACCAAATTCCAGAATATAAGGAAGGCGATCTATACATTAAATTACAAGATATTGTGAAAACCAATGGTGGTGCAATATTAGAACCTCTTGGACATTCAGTAACGCAACGTAATATAGATCACAATACAATGTGGTTGAATTTGCACAACGAAGAAGAAAGAAAACTACTAATAGTATAATGGAAACCCTGATAGCACTCATAGCCGGAACTCTTTACGGACTTGTAATTGGCATTATACCAAGTGCAGGTGCTACTACTGGTTTGGTTGCATTGTTTGGCGTAATACATTACTTTGTTAGTGAGCCTTACTTGGGTGTAGTTTTTCTAATGGCAGTAGTAGCAGCAAGTACAACAGGCGACAGTTTTACAGGTATACTACTGGGAATACCGGGGGCTAATAGCGCAGCCGCTACAATGGTAGATGGCTTCCCATTAGCACAACAAGGTAGAGCAAGTTATGCTATCAGTGCCGCAGTAACCACAAGTACAGTAAATGGCGTGCTGTGGGGATGTTTAGTATTCCTATTACTGCCATGGTATAGTAAGTTATTAATGATACTAGGCATACCTGAGCTTTGGGCATTTATGGTACTAGCACTAGCAACCGTAGGATTTGTTAGCACAAGTAATTGGATTAAAAGTATTATAGCAATAGCACTGGGCATATTCTTAGGACTAGTTGGCGTTAATCCAGAAACAAATGCTGCACGACTTACACTTGGATGGTTTTACTTACAAGATGGAATACAGTTAATGCCTGTAGTTGCTGGTTTGTTTGCTATTCCTGAACTCGTATATGGGTTACGCACAGGTCAAACAGCTCGTATTGCTCGCAATGAACTTTGGCTAGGTGTTAGAGCAACATGGGAAAACCGTTGGCTTGCTTTACGCGGCGGCTTAATAGGTGCGTTCATTGGACTACTGCCTGGACTTGGCGGTGCTATGGCAGACTGGATGGCATATGGCAGTGCAGTAGCAGCCAATCCAAAAGAACAGTTTGGCAATGGTAACATCAAAGGTGTAATAGGACCAGAGGGTGCAAACAACGCACAAAAGGCAACTAGCATGATACCAACAGTGCTATTTGGTATACCTGGTGCTCCGTTTGCCGCAGTGTTAATGGCATTGTTCATGTACCTGAACTTTGAATTGGGCACACCCGACATTGCAGCAGACAAAGAATTTTTTACTAGTATGAGTTTTGGTTTCTTAGCAGCAACAGTATTAGTTGCGCTACTTTGCTTAGTATTCATTAAACCTATCACACGTATTTGTACAGTACCCTACAAGTATTATTTTCCGTTCCTATTATTTGTTATCATATGGGCATGTATGCAGTACACAGGAACACTAGCAGATGTAGCAGTATTAGCAGCATTTAGCGTATTGGGCATGCTATGCAAACACTATAAGTTTAGCAGACCAGCACTACTAATGGCGTTTATACTAGCAGACAAGATTGAGAGTTTTACCCTACAACTCGCAAGTCTTTATTCAGTAGGGGATTTAATAACGAGACCTATCTTTATGGCAGTGATGCTGTTTACTGTAGGTATCTTCGCATATAGTTTAAAAAGGAAAGGATCCATCGATTATGCGTAAATTATTTTTAGCACTCACGGTCATGCTATTTGCAACACCAGCACTAGCAGACTACACACTTATTGTACCACAAAAGCCAGGTGGCGGTACAAGCGTCTGGGCACAGATTGTTGCTGCAGAATGGGAAAAGCACTTAGGCGAAAAGATTGTCATCAAGCACATTCCAGGTGCTCGTGACATTCCAGGCTTTAATGAGTACCACAATAACTTACAGAACGACCCAAAGACAATTATGGTATCACATGGTGGTAACGGTGTAAGTTTCCTACAGGAACAAGTAGATTACAACTATGCTGACTATGACAGTATAGGACTTATGAACTTGAATATTATTGCAGGTATCCGCAAGGACTATAAGGAGGGCGATAAGATCAAGTTCGCAGCAGGATCAGGCATGGTGCCAGAAGGACTTGCTATTGCACAGTTACTATGCGGTAACCTTAAGAGTATTGACGAGTATACAGCATGCTTTAAGAATAAGGTTGTATGGGTACCAGGTATGAGCGGCGGCGATCGCAGATTAGCTTTCAAGCGTGGCGAGCTAAATGGTACTAGAGAGAATCCAGCAGCATACAAAAAGCATGTTGAATCCAATCCTGATGCACAACTTTGGTTTACACACGGCATTCTACAAAAGGATGGCTCACATGCTGACGATCCAAACTATCCAGGCTATCAGTTCGAGATCCTATTTGAAAAGCAGTGGGGTGAGAAGCCCGACAATGTTCTGTATCCTGCTTACAAGCTAGTCAAGAGTTTCCGTGACGGCTTACAAAAAGCACTATGGGTAGGCAAAGGCAATCCAAACATAGACCATTTGCGTAAGACACTTACAGCAATGACACGTGATCCAGCTAGTGTAAAGGCTATTCAAGCAAAAGTTGGTGACTATGAATGGCTAGTAGGTGTTGCTGGCAATCAACAGCGCGACACACTGATGACATTTGTTACAGCAGATGCCCTGAAAACACTTGTACAGTTCAACACAAGTGCTTTTGGACTTAAGAGTGTTTACAAACCTGAACTAATAAAGTAATGAAAAATCAAACTAATAATAAGAAGCCATTAGCTGATCCCAATCAGTATAGTAGTAGTTGGGCATGGACACGAGCACATAGTGAATACCATTTCAACAACAATATACAAGATCAGTATGGTGATTGGTTTGAAATTTTAGGAACTTTCCAGGGAGACTGGTCTACTGAACGTGATAATCTTATTGCTGGCAGTAGACCAGTTACTTGGGCAAGTAGAAAATATTATGACTTAATAAAAAGAATTTCTCCCATGCTTACTCAGGAAGAGTATGACATACAGCAGGCAGGAGTAGATCCTACTACATTAGAATTAACCAATATAGTAGATGACTGGGAAGAATATCCTACTCTATATAAAATGATGGACTATTTTGGATTAGAAGTTTTAGGTCCTGAACTTGGTATGAAGAAAAGAGCCCACATACAACTCACCGGGCAGATGTTTAACTATCATATAGACAAGTTATGGGATAGATGTCCCCAAGATCCAGAACGTGTATGCCGTATTACTATAATGTTAGATGACTGGCAACCCGGGCAGTTTTACATGTATGGCAATTATCTATATAGTAAGTGGAAAGCAGGTGAGGCACATATATTTGATTGGGCTAGTGTTCCACATGCTACAGCAAACGCAAGTAATAGTCCTAGGGTAATATTACAAGTAACTGGTTTAAAAACTAATCGTACTAGAGAAATATTGGCTACAGCAAGCAAGGATAGAGTTTTTACTTTATGAAAGAACATATAGTTTACATAAAGTATGCAAGTGCAGTAACTATCCTTTGTGCGATGGTCCTGCACGTTGCAGGTATTACTCCCTGGAATAGTATCCTACAAATGTTAGGCGCAAGTGGATGGGTATATGTAGGCTGGCGTTGGAACGAAAAGGCGCTCATCTTAAACTTCTTACCACAGTTTGCTATTATCGTTCCCATGCTAGTATACCTTTATTTCTTATAAATACACTATATACAAGGCAATATACCCATGGATGTTTTAGATATCGTTAAAAATAGCAAGCACATTTATATGAGCGAGAGCGCACTAGAGATTCTAACAGACTACGAAAGAGTGTTAGATGATCTAGACATTTATGCTTTCAAGAACTGGAAACAGGGCGAGCTCGTAGAAGGTCCAATTAACAAGCGTTATTGGGTAGAATGCACATTTATGTGGCCCGAGCGTCTTATGCCCGATCCAGACGGTGCCCGTAGACTGTTAGACTATCGTGCAAAAGTTGAATACAGTAAGGATAAATTAACATCTCCTGTAAAAATTGAATCTCCTGATGACTATCGTCCTGGTACTCGTAAACCCGATCTCAAGGAAGAACCTGTTTGGCTAGTTAAAATTAGCATCCCCAGTGAGCTAATTACAGACTTTAAGCAAGGATTTATGGAACTAGAGGGACAGGAAATCGATCTTCAGGATATTGAAGATTCAGAGCAAGAGGAACTTGACGATACAAATAGTATGGAAGTACCAGGCGCTGAAGAGGAAACCAATGTATAAGATTGTAGAAAACCTAGAAACACAAGACCTCGAGGGTAGAATCAGCCCAGTTATTCATTTTGATCAGTATGTTCCTAAAATGAGCAATGAAGATGAAGTTATTGTTAGTAGCTTCCGTGTATTTGGCAAGCATCCGGCAATCGATCTAGAGAACTTTATTGAAAAGGGGTATGGTTGGGTATTGGATGCTGAAACATCGCCTGGTGAACTGAGTGAAGGTGATTACCTGGTATTCGTAGAAGCCAAGCGTCGTACCTATTTCGTAAGTGAGTTTATGAGTCTATTGGAAGACCTTAAGAATATTTGTGATGTCAAAGAGTGGCAAATGGTTTATTATAGTACACAACTAGATGAGCGTCACGTAAAGCCAGAGCCTGTCACAGAACAATCACTGAATACTATCCCACTAAGTCCGCGTGCTTACAGAGAAAGAAAAGCATCAAATAACGTTTTAGAGAGTATGCTAAACATAGCAAGAGTTCCAAGAAAACAGGGAGATATCGATGGATTTAAACCGTTTAAGAGAAGATTTAGAGACTGACGAAGGTGTTAAGTACGAGATCTATTTGGATCATCTTGGCTATCCTACTTTTGGGATCGGGCACCTTATTCGCGAAGATGACCCCGAACACGGATGGGAAGTCGGAACAGAAATATCAGAGTCTAGAGTGGCTGAAGCCTTCGAGCAAGAT